TAGTGCCATAACAACTTACCTTATCGCTACAAATTTAATAAAAATAACCCCCCCCTCCAATGCTTCGGTATGGTAAAATTTATAAATAGTTGTATCTCAATACTTTTATTTGCAAATATACGAAAAATACCCCCCCCCCTACCAAATTTTGATGATTTTTTTTGCGAGGAACAGTAAAATCAGCAGTAATGCCCATCCTCCGACATTCATCCTGAATTTTTGCCACCGAGTAAGCGGAGTCAGTACGGCATAGGGTTCTCGCTTCGTTATTGTAACGATCCGAGCCTCTTTCTCGCTGGTGTCTATTACCGGGATGTCAGCCTTGGGAAGCGAATCCTGCCGATTCTGGAGTTTATGCCAGAGCATGCCGTTCCGGATTCCGGCCCAGCTATCGGCTACGGATGTTCGAAGATGCGACGTAGTGTCGGGCGTGATGATCTCTCGTACTTCGCCGGGAACTGGGACTTCGACCCGAACATACCGGATCGTCTCCTTGTACTCGGTGTGGGTGCTGTCGGCCCGGTCTTCGCTCGGCTCCGGTAGAGAAGCCGAAGGCATGCGGCAACACGACGCAAGCAGGAATAGTAGCAGGAGTCCGAAATACTTCGCCTTCCATGCCATCAGATCGGCCAGTTTCGTAGCGATCAGGCCCGGCTCGTCGTGTCGGCCGCCGCCAGTATAATTAGGGACCCCTCCGCGGCGATTTGCGTCGCGTTCGGTGTAGAAGTGGTAGTAGGACCCGCGATTGTGAAACAAGCAGTGTAATCCGCTCGGAATGGCAAATACGAGCAACCATAACCAACCCCACGCCCGAGATTGCAACACATGGCCGAACTCGTGGTCGTAGGTGGGCTCGTTGGTTATGTATTTCGGACTCAGGAAAACGAAGGAACCCATCGTGAACGCTCCTTTGACTTTGGGTGAGGCGAAGAACACGGCCCCGTTCTGTCGAAGGATCGCGCGGTGGTTCGTAAACAGCAGGCACCAGAGTGCCCCGATGATCTCCTGCGGCAACTGCCAGATCGTTAAAATGATTCGCATGAACATGGTTACACAATTTTAATGGTGATGGGTTCCTTCCGGCCCTGAGCCTCCTTGAGAATCCGGACCAGTTCCCTCTCATAGGGCGTCGAGTTGATGACCTTCCCCTTGACTTTGTTCTCACCGACCAAGATACATCCGGCCGAATCTTCGGCTGTGTTCCCGCGGTGGATTAGGATGCCCTCGAAGTGCTTCACGTTCTGCAAACGAGGGAGCTCCCGCTTGAACTTCGGAGAGTAGTCCACCACTATGTCGTAGGTGCCGTAGGGGATAGCGGTCTCCGCGTACACCTTCTTCTCGTCGCCGTCGAAGACTCCGTTCTTGTTCAGGTCGCGCACCTTGTCCTCCAAGGTATCGCAGAATTTCTTGCCGTCGATTGAGAGAGAGCCAATCGTATAGCTCTCTCCCAAAAAACGCCTTTTAAGTTCTAACTTCATAATTATCAGCTATTTACGTTAATTGCCTTGGCTCCCACCTTCGATCCGAGCGGTGCGACTACCGATCCGATGTCGTCGGCCATCTGTTCCGTCGCCGTAGCGATGCGGCCCGTGTCGCTCTTGATCCCACGAAGGAGCTCCATTGATTCTGTCTGGGAAGCCATCAGCGTCGGGATCAGTCCGGCCGTCTCTTCGGTTCCCATGATAAGTTCGTTCCATCCGGTCAGGATTGCGTTGATCGACACAACCTGATCGTATTGGGCCACCTGATAGTAGATCATCGAGTTCGCGGCCGCGGCCAGTACCAGTGCCGTGTCCTCGGTCAACGAGCCGACTGCCTTCGAAATACCAGTCAGATTGGATTCTCCGCCGCTCGGTAGATACTGCTCGAAATCGCCCCAAAATTCACCAAGATAAGCCTTTAGCGCTTCTCGTAAGTCTTCGAACGGGAACTGCTCCAGCGTCGGCAACTCGTCTTCGGATAAACCGTTTAAACGACGAGTTTCTTCCATGAAGCTGTCTAATATTCTCTCGACGCCCGGCATGATAAACTTCGCCGTAGCCAGTTCGAGGATCATCTTGTCCACCATCTCGTCCACAGTCTCGTTCCACGCTTCCTTGGCGGAGAGGCTACCGTCTTTCACTCCGTCGTAGATCGCCTGAGCGAGATCGGAGGAGAAGGTCTTGAAGTCGGTCCCGTAGAACGATTCCACTAACTCGCGGCGGTTCTCGGCGATCTGCTGGTTAAGCTCCTCGATCTGTCGTCGCATATCGTCTACTCGACCCTGATCGAAGTCTTTGTCTTTCTTTTTGTACTCAAGGTTGATCTGGCGGTTGAGCTCTTTCTGCTGATTGAGAAGGTTCTGCGTCTGCTGTTTTGCCGTCTTATTGATGTCTGCCGTAGAGTACGCGCGATCCATCGCCTTCTCCAAATCCTTGTAGGCGTTCTCCAGCTTCCGGACAGCACGTTCTGATGCTTCCTGCTCCTCCTTGATTCGACGCTGACGCGCACCGAATATGGCGAGCACCGCTCCAAGGGCTACCGATGCGGCAAGAAGCGGGAGCATGGTGGTCATCAGTTCTTTGGCTTTCGCGTCAGCGATGCTCATTACGGTATTCACCAGCGCGATTCCCGCCTGAACAGCCTGAAACCCCTTCTGGATGTCCTGAATCATCGCGGACGCCTCTTCTCCGAACGCACTGCCGAAAATGTCGCTGAACGTGTTCATGGCATCTCCGATCTTGCCTATGTCGCTACTCAGGTTGCCGAGGTAAGCGTCCATTTTGTTCAGCGCGGCCTTCGTCTTCGTAAACCCGGTCTGGACCTTATACTCGGCCGCGGCCAAGTCCTCAACCGCCTGCTGGGTGTTTTTGACAGCATCACGATTTTGGCGCTCAAGGTCGTTGATTCGCTGGAGTATCGTAGCCCTCTCCTCGTCGGTTCCGGCCTGAGACATCTGGAGCCGGAGAATAGCAATCTCAGAAGCGTTTCGCTTCTCGATCTCCGCCTGCGCCGCCCGCGCCGCCGCGAGATTCGCTTCGGCCGCCTGAACCTCTCGGGTTCCGGTCAGAATGTCATTTATTCCCTCCTTGATTGCCGCGAAGGGACTGCGCTCCCACGACTGCTCCTCAAGGTTCTGAATGATCCTCACGACCTCTCGGAGTTGTGTCGGGTCCAAATCGTTTTTGGACGCCTCATAGAAGTTCTTCATCATGGAGGTGAGGTTCCCCAGCGTCTTGGTACCGACGCGATCCAAGTCACCAAATGCCTGAGCGAACATTTCGAGGTTCTTGATCTCGTCGAGATTCACTCCTGCGATCTGCCTGCGCTCGGATTTATTCACGGCCTCAACTCCCTGAGTCTTCTGGTCGGGAGTGAGTATCGTACTGGACTCGATCCGCGCCCGCTCCTCAGCCGCTTTCGCGGCGATAATGTTTCGCCGCTTCTCATAGTCCCCGAACTTCTGGACGCTTTCGGCCATCTTCTTGACCGTTTCCTGCTCGTAGTTGAAGTAGGCATTCATAGCCGACTTTGCCGAAGTCTGTACGGTCTCCGGGAGCTCCTTGATCGCGGCCTGCACCTTCTTTATGTCGAGTACTGTCTTGTTGCCCGCTTCGTCCGTGGCGAAGAGAGTGTCCCAGTCGATTAGGCCACCGCTTTTGGTCTGGTATGCCGTCAGCGTCTTCTTGAGTTGCTCGCGCAATTTGCTGAACACATCCAGTGTGTCGAGGCCCGTAGTCGAAGTGGTGATCTGGGCCGCGAAGTTCATATCTCCGGTAGCCGCCAAAATAGACTCGTACATCTTTTTGGCCTCGTTCTGGAGCGAGATGTCGTTTGCCAGACGCTTGAGGTCCTTCTCGATCCCCTCCTTGAGTGCGTTGTAGGAGGTGTCGGAAACATCCATATTGAACTTGAGGGCCGCGTTCTTGTCGTTGAGTTGTTTCTGAGCATACTCGGCCGCCTTCTTGAGTTGCGCCACCAGTTCCTCCGGAGTCAGCGCGAGCGACGGAGTGAGGAAGTTGAAGTTCTTCGCCAGATCGCCGTACAGCTTCTCTACGTCGCTGGCGGCCAAGGCATCACCCCGGACCTTCTTGAGAGACTGGTAGCGGCTGTATGCCTCCTTGAGAACCTTCACTTCGCCTTCGAGGGCCTGCGTCCGATCCTTGATTGTTTTGGTTGCCTGCTTCTTATCGAGTTCTATGCCATACTCTTTGGCAATATCCCTGAGCAGTTTCAAGACCTTCTCGGATTCGGTTAAGTCCTTGGTGAACTCTTTTTGACCCGCATTTACAGCGTTGGATAGATTGTCATACGTCTCCTTTGCCGTCTTGTACTGCTTGATAAGACCATCGACGCCTTCGTCGTACCGAGTGTTGGGCTTGATCGCCGATCCAAGGGCATCAGCAAATCGCTTCCGCCAGCCCTTCAACTCTTCTTCTCCCTTGCTTAGAACCCGTGATATGTCTGTAAGACCAAACACATTCAGCAAAATCTCGTTCATCTCCGGGCCAGCGCCTTTGAACTCTTCACGCATAGCCTCGACGCCTTTTTTAGCGAAACTGCGAAGGAGTTCCTGAAAATCTTTTGCATCCTCCGGCTTTAAGCCGAAGGTTTTTAAGTCGCTCCAGTCGATAACCTGCCCCCTAAACTCCTTGTACTGGGACTGAATACGATACCAGAACCTATCAGCCGCATCGGATGCGTTCTGAAAGACCCTAACAGTGTTTCCGATGTTTTGATTAAGGGTTTTGAAATCAAAGATACCCGACGATTGGTATTTTTGAAGGTCCTTAAAATAGGAGAGTAGTACCTGAATACGTTCAGCGTAGGATGCTCCGGAACGCTCCATTGCATCCATATCTTTTCGTAAATTGTTTAGGAGTACATTTTCGTTGTGAACCCCATCAGCAAGCAACCTTCCAAGCTCTGAACTAATGGAGCTCATGTTGGACTTATATTTGGAGGCCAACTTGTCGATGTTCTGCATCCATCCGGGACCGGAGGCTTGTAGGGCCCCACTAAACAGCGTTGGGTTTGATGCGGTGATGCTGAGAGTTTCTTGGTACAGATCAGCTAACCGAACCAGTTCGCGCATGCGATCAGCTTCATCAGATATTCCTACGACTCGCTGTTTTATCAGTTTAGCAATCTCTTCATTACGGGATAACATCTCCGTGAGGCGCTCGTTGATCTCCCTATGTTTGTCCGAGTTTTGATCCAAGCCGGATAGTTGATCCTTATAAATTCGCTGGATGGTAGAATACTCCTCTTTGAATGCAGACAGAGATTCCTTGGCCGATTGAGTCATCTTCTCGTTTGCATCCTTATACATATCAGTATGCTTATTGAGGGCGCGAAACGCAGATATTACGGCGGCAAGTCCCGCAAAAGCGATAGTAAGAGGGTTGTTAATAAGCGAGGCCCATAGGGCTTTCAGATTAACAACTAACTTCCCGATAGTGCTCGAAAACAATAGAACTACTCGTTGGGTTTTGGTGGTAGCGGCGGCATATAATACCTCCGCCTTAGTCATCATTCCAAGTTGTGCGAGTCGAAGGCCCTCAGCTTTGTTTAATTTACCGAGAGCGAGGAGTCGAAGGGCCAACTCCCTTGCGGCTGGGTTGTTAACTCCCATTTGAGCGATCTCCGCGGCGGTAAGCCGATTGGTAGTAGCAATCAGCCTAAGTTCTTCGGTAGTAAGCAGACGATAGTTGCTGGCCTGAATCAACTGCGCCGCGGCTTTCTTCTTATCGGTCAGGATGGACTTGGCAGTTGCCGCTTCTACTCCGTATACGGCGCTCCCATAGGCCACGGCCGCTACTTTACCTGCGGCCCATATTCCAACGAGGTTGGTGCCTACGGATAGGATTGTCTCCAGATTTTTTGACATCGAAACAAGCAGGTGTCCGGCCGCTTTAAGAGCTCCCAGTTGCGAGTCTCCGACACGATAAAACGCCTGCTGAATATTGTCGGTGAGCTTTTGATAGATACCGTACAGAGTATTCGCCTGCTTCTGTTGCATATCATAGAATATGCCCCCCTTGTTGGTCATGTCTTCGAAAATATCAGCAACCATTTCGAAGGGAACCTGACGCTTGGAGATAAGGTCGAATACTTCTGAAGTGTCAACTACTCTATTTTTCAGTAATGTAAACTTATCTGCGAGAAGCTGGATTAACGGAATACCGGCCTCGGTAAACTGACGGACCTCCTGACCACGAAGCACCGAGGCGGCCCGGACTTGACCATAAGCAAGAATCAATCGACTCATATCCACGCCGAGACCAGCCGACACGTCGGCCAGACGCTTCGTAGTATCGAAGAGCTTGTCGGTCTCGATTCTATACGCTGACAACTGTTTGGTGTAGCTGAGGAGCTCCTGCGCAGTAAACGGAGACTCGATAGCCAGTTCAAGAGTCTGGCCGAAGAGTTTATCGGCCTTCTCCTTGTCCTGAATCATCGCCTGCAACGAGATACGCTGGAGCTCGAAATCGGCCGTCGTCTTACGGATGTTGTCTACCAGTCGCCATGCCCCCAAAATCGAGAGGTACTGATTCAGGAATTGAGGCATGCCGTTCAGAATCCCCTTCTGGGTAGCCAACGCCGAGTTTTGCGATTTAATGGCCCCAAGACTTCGGTTCCGAGCATTCGTAAGCGACTCCTCGGCCTTCTGAACCCGGAGTTTTACCAGCGCCGCCTGATCCTCAAGCGTCTTCTGCTGGAGGAGAGCCTTATTTTCCCGAGTTACCGCAAGTGCGTTGTTGCTACGCTGTTGAGCGAGATTTTTCGCGGCAATCGCTCGCTGTGTGGTGATCTTCTCTTCGGCCAGCGCCGTGGCCGCTACGTCCTTGGCTGACTTGATATTGAGTGCTTGGATGCGTTCGAGTATCTTCTGGAGCGTCGTGAGTTCACGGGTCAGCGAAGAGATCGCATCCTTGGTCTCCGGCGTGATAGGCTCGATTTTGAGGTCTTTCAGGCGGTTTACGACGCTTTCCAAGTTGTCGAGACTCTTGGTACTCGGCATCTTGAAAGTCAGGCTTATTTCGGCCTTGAGAGCCTTTTCTATCTCTGCCTTCTTGGCCTGCCACTCCTTGTCGATCTCCTCGATGTTGAAGTTGAAGCCTACTGGGATTATAAGTTTATCGTCAGCCATGTGTTACTTTTTTTGCGTTTTTCGACGGATATAATCGGCCATCTGCTCTTCGGTTATCTTACCCTGCTGGAAGAGCTTCTGCATGTATCGCTCTCCGGCCTTCCGGTTCATCTCTATCAGGTCCTTGTCGGTATACTTGCTCGGCTTTCCGTTGCCGGGCGTCACCTTCCCGCCCTTCGGTTTCTTCCGGAGACCGGACTTGTCGGCCAGCATGATCGTCTGTTTCACCATGCTATCCACGAACCAGTAGCGATACCAAGTAAATAGGTTCATGTTGCCGTATAGCGTCACGATCAGGTCCGTTCGGGCTCCGATGCGTGTTTTTGAGCTATACTCTTCGTACTTGCTTTTGTCATCTCTACTGTCAGCATGTTGTTGGCTTGCAGGGATGCCATATTGCGAAAAAAAAAGCCGACCTCCTCGCTGTTCAGGGCATTCTCCAGAATCCCGGCGTAGTCTGCCTGATTACCGAAGAAATGCAGGTATCGCCAGTAAATCCAGTGGAACAGCCATACCTTCACCGGATGGGCGAGGATCAGAAGGCTCAGGCACTTAGGAACCATCTTGCGGTTCATGGCGATAGCCTTCAAGGTCTCTCCGGGCGTGTCCTCGCGTGTAACGGCGGTATACTCGCACTTCGAGACAAGTTTTGACAATTTTTCAGCCACATAGTTCGTCAGTCTACGGGTTTTGTATTTCTTGCCGTTAACGTAGAACTCGAAGGGAGCGTTGTCGTCGAGTTGCCCCTGCAACATCGCGGCCCGAGCCTCTGCCCGTTCGTTGGCATTTTGGAATATATTCATTCTGATTAGCTTTCTTTAAAAAAGGGGCGAGCGTCAAAACACCCGCCCCCTTTCGGTGATACTTTGTTCGCTACTTCGACTCGGTGGTCGAAGCTTTGGCAGCACGACCTGCGACCGACGATCCGTTCTTCCCGATGAAGAGGTAGATGTAGTCCTCAGTGTCCTTGTCCTGACTCTTCGTCGCCGAAGCGTTGACGTGGATGTTGAAGAGCTCCGTCGAAGCACCTTCGCCTTGGAAACGCGAGGAAATCTTGCAGTTCGGGTACACCAGCGAGTCCCAGAAGCCCTCCTCGAAACGGAGGCGGACCATGCAGTTCTCGATGACGGCCAGCTTCTTGCCAGCGCCCAGAACCTTGCGATCCTTAACGAAGGCGCCAGAGTCAGCGGTCAGCGTGAGCACGTCCATCTGGAGAAGGTTGGTGCAAATCTCTTCGGCCACGTTTGCGAGGTCGCCCTCGAAGCCGTAGGTGCCGTCGGTGGTCGTGGAGATGATCTCCTGACCGTTCTCGTACTTGTGCGAGGTGATCTCCATCTCGTCGCCAGTGAACGAGAACGTGCCCTCGCGGAAGCCACCTACCTCAGACCACTGATCGGCCGTGATGGTCGAAAGCGTAGCGGCATCGCTTGCCGGACGCTGGTAGATGTCGAACCATGTAATTCCAGATACATACTGGAACTGTTCTGCTAATTTAGTCATAGTTGTGAATTATTTTGTGTTTGTTTTTCGATTTATTCCGCCATCCGGACGAGAAGATTTACGAGCTTGGTTGAGTAATTGGCAACGAGTGTCTTACCTTCGTATAGTACGCTTTGGTTCAGGACGGTTCCCGGAATTTTGAGAGCCTCGTCCAACTGCGACATGACGGCGGCCTGCCTTGCGGCATTAGCGGCGCCCGTAGACAACAGCCGGATGTAGACCCCTACGATCACGTTCGCTTCGAAAAGATCGGAGCTCGTGGTCATCCGGTTTACGGTTCCGTTGAGCGTCACCGTGATGTAAGCGTCGGGCCAGTCGGACGTAGGGACATCCTGCGCCGTAAATGCAGGGATGGAGACCAAGCCGCTGTTATTAATAGCGTCCCTGATCTTTTCCGCGGCTGTCAACTCTGATAATTTCATCACGACATTAATTTCGCATTCAACAAAAATTGCTGAGTGAGATATGGTACGATGTCTTCACTCCACCATCCTATTCCGCGCTTCGGCATGCCGTCGGCGCGTTGAGTACCAAGTCCGGCTTCAACGGAGTAGGCGTAGGGCGCGGAGCTTACCAACACCATCACATACTTACCCGCCGTCCGAGCGTCGGTTGCGGCAAGAGTAGCATTCAAGAGTTTTTGCCCGTTGACTACCGTTTTCTGACCCTTGTAGGTCACGGTTCGCTGGGAGGCCGGGTAGTTCGGGTTATCAACCCACTGCACCATTCGGCCGTTCTTGAATATTCCAATTCCCGTACTTGCGGTCAGTGTCCCGGTCTGATTCTGGAAGAGCACGTCTTCCCTCATAAGTTTGTCGAAAATGCTCAAAGCGACCTTCTGAAAGACGTTCTGTATGCGAGTGTCGAGATACTCTTCTGCATACTTTGTAAACACCTTCTTGAAATTGTCCTTTTTAGCCATTTTGATCGTCTCCCTTATTGAGCCATACCGTAACCCCACCTACATCGGGATCGGCCACCGCTTCGGCCTCCAAGGCTAAAAAACGGATAATCCGAGAGTTCTCCACCGTGACTACCACTTCATCGTTCGTCCGAACGTCTACTAACGAATCGGGAATGATGATAAGCGGAGAGGATAGGTAGTGACCTTCACGGATGCTGGTGTTGCCACCGGAGTTGCCCCGTTGCAGGCCGCACTCACCCTCGTATACCACGCTGAAAACCTCCTCGAAAGTTTCGGGATCAGTCTTGCCAGTACCGCGCCGAATAACGCAGGTGTGCGGATAGAAGTTAAAAGCACCATCCATTGCCGTTCACCGTTGATCCGGCCCACAGCCCGGAAGCATCGTAAATCTCAGCCTCTTCGGGCGTAGCTTCGCCGTACTTTTTGTAGATAATATTTGCCAAAGAACGCCAGTATTCCCGGTCTCCCTCCGAAACCTGAATCTGGCCCTCCGTGTAGCGGCGGTTGCCCATTTGTTTCGAGCTACCGCCGCCATTCACGAGAGTTCCAGCCGCGAAGTATACATCAGCCGTCGCCAGATCGCGTTTGCGAATCCAAGTCAACGGCTCTGCTCCTTCGGCATTGCGCTGAAAGGCCGGAGCACCAGACTCTATGTCGCGCCGCGCCAAGATACCGTTGATGACAGCATCCGGTAGCGGGTAGTTGACAAGCAACCCCCGAAGATACTCTTCAATAGTTATGCTTGGTACAGCGCCCATAGTGTCCTGATATTACTGGTTTGCCTCTTCCTTGTTTGCCGGAGCGTTGCCGTTCAGCACATTCTCCAGCGCCTTGATCTTCTCCTCGCCGAGCAGATTGACGGCCTCCTGAGTCTTGGCGACCCCGGTGTTGGCGTTGATCTTCACGCCGATGGTCTCCATAGCGGAGATGACGGCGGCGCGATCATACTCGCCATCGCCGACGGCGATGGTCGTAACGACGGGTTTTGCCGCGGCCTTGACAGCCTTCGTCGTCTTCGTCGTCTTGCCACCACCCCACGGCTGATCCGTGCTGGTCTTGAGGATGCAGATGTTGTTCGGGTTCCGGGGTACCGGAAGAACGTAAGCCTCCATCGAGGTAACGTCCTTGACGGGGTTCGAGAAGTACTCCACGATGACGGAGATGCGACCCTCCTCCACCGAAGAGTGGAGCACGTTCGGGTTGTTGTCCATCTCGTAGATGTTCTCGCAGTTCTGGAGCTCGAAGAATCGGTCGGGCACGCAAAGTACGGCCACATCCTCAGCGAAGCTCTTGATGACGTTTCCCTTGCCGTCGCGCTCCACGTTCGACTTCTCGTCGATCTCGATGATCGGAACGATGCCGTAGTAGTTCACGAGACCTTCCATCACCTCCTTGCGGGTCAGAGGAATCTGGCCGGGATTCGGGGTGTTCGGGTACATCTTCATGGCGATCTTGATGCGAACATTCTTGTTCACAGACATCTCGCGGATCAGCTTCTTCGAAATCAGCCAGTTGGTGTACGGCAACGAGTTGTCGTCCATCCAGTCCTGAATGTCGAGGAGGTCCTGAATAGGGTCGTCGGAGCCGCTACCCCAGATGCCGTAGCTCGGAACCTTGAAGCGGTCCGAAGGGTAGTTGAGGTCCACTGCGATCTGGATGCCTTCGCCGTTGTTCTGAGCGTCGGCCGTGATGAAGCCCGTAGAAAGACCCTCGAACACCATCATGTTGATACGCGAGTGCATACCGCCGACAGCGGCCGCGAAGCGCTCCAGATAGTCATAGCGAGCGTGGAAGTTCGGGTCATCGGCGATAGGCTCAAAAGCCTTGAGCGCCATGAAGTCCGAAGCGTCCATCTGGAAGCCGTGACCGATCAGAGGTATCGTACCACCGTAGGTCTGCCATGCGCCAGCACCGCGGAGCGGCTTCTGGCCGTTGGCCGACAGAACGGCGGCGGCGACGTTGATCTCCGTGTCGCGCACGTTGATCTTCCACTCCGGAGTCCGCATGCGGCGGCCCCAGAATGCAAACCGACGCCAGAAGGCATCGTTGTACTTCGCGTTTACGTCGTTGATGACGGTCGTAAACGCCTCAACGCCCTCCCAGAAAAGAGCGACGTTGTAATAGAGAGTTTTGCTGTAAAGTCCCATAGTTATGCGTTTTTATTAAAGACCGTCGTAGAAACGAACGAAGTAGCCGTGCGTGTTCATGTAGTTCCGAATCATCGGATGCACGGGCGCACATCGCCGCGCGTAGATGACGTTACAGATGTGAACGAGGTCCACAAGCTGA